CAATCGACATCTCGAACGAGAGCGTGCCGGAGTAGGTCCCGGTGACCTGCACCCCGACGCCGCCGTTGTAGAACTGGCGGTAGGCCAGCGTCACGGCTTCGCCGTTGGCGTCGATGGTGTCCTGCGAGGAATTGCGATAGTTCGGCATGGTGAAGCTCCTGTGCTACGGGGTAAACCAACGGAAAGACAACGTTAGCAGTCCCAGGCTCGCAGGGACTTGTTGATGCGCGAATCAGGATCGTTCGATTAGCGTGGGAAGAACGCATCGCACTGCTCTTCTGCGACCGAAGCAGCGCCTCCCCAATATGGGCTGCATCCTCCACACGCACAACGCCCTTCAAGGTACAGTGCTGCAAACCGCAAAAGCTCTGGGTCGTCTCTGAAATGTCCAATGCCCATATTGCATCGCATGCACAATCCACCACGGACATCGCCAGTTTCGTGGTCGTGATCAACGGCAAATCGGCTATCCTTGGGCTCTCCGCAGATGATGCACTCAGCTAGCTGCCGTGCCTCATACGCCTTCTCAAAGTCCGTAATGCCCTTTGCAAACGTTGCTTGTCTTTTGTAGTCTCGACGACACTGCTTGCACCATGAATCTAACCCGTTCTTTTTGCGGCGATTAACCGGGAAGAATTCGGCAGTTTCCGGATGCTGAGTGTTGCATTTTGTGCACGCTAACATTCCCAAGCCCTTCTAGCCTTCCGCAGGCGGCTGTCGGGGTCGTTGGCCGCCTTCGGGAACATTCTCATCTGGCCCGCACTCCGGCGACAGAAGGCAATCCGGCGCTTGGCCGCTTTGGGCGACTTCCGGGCCTCGTCGGCCTTGACCGGTCGCTTGATATCCCGGCCCTCAGCCCGCAACGAGGCACGGCCCTTGGCGTTCAAGCCGCCCTCTTCGTTCTGGCCCTCTTTCCGGGCCCACGCTGCGGTCTTGTACGCCATCAGTCCTCGGACGCCTCGTCCTCGGACTCCGTCTCCTCGCCTTCGTCCTCCATCTCGTCCTCGTCCTCGTCTTCCAAGAGGGCGAGTTCGGCCTTCAGGGCGGCGATCTTCTCTTGGAGCGCGGCGATCTTCTGGGCCTTGGGCATCTTCTCGCCCATGTCCTCGCCCTCGGTCTTACCCTCAACCTTGCCCATCGGCGGCTTCATCCCCGCCTTGGGGGCGCCGACGGCAATCATCACGGCGAGGCCGGGCTTCTTGTCCGGCATCCCCTTGCGGCGCATCACCGGGGCCCGCTTGCCGACCTTCTCAGCTACCGCTTCCAGCAGGGCGTTCTTCTTTTCCATCGTTACCAGCCCTCCGCGGGCAGTTGCGAGCTAAAGTCCCCTACCGCGGTCGGGCGGGGCCGGTCGAGGCGGGTCTGCGGGTCGTCCCCGTAGACCGCCGGTTTCACATACGGGTCCGGAGGCACCATTTGCACCCGGTCCCAGCCATACAGGGACAAGCCCAACGCCATGACACCGTCATCGTGGTACCCCTTCGGCGCCTCGTATTTGACGCCGGTGGCCGTGTAACTGAACTCGAACGTCTCCAACTCCGCCGGCAACCACCCGGCGGGCAGTTGCAATTCGCCGCCCTGGAACGCGGCAATCAGCCGCTGCATCAGGCGCAACTTGGAGGACTGGGTGAAGACGTGCGGGGTCACATCCACCCCCATCTGCTGCAAATCCGAGACGATCGCATCCCCGACGCCGGTGGCATCCACCACGCACGGCACCTTGCCCACCATCTCCGCAATTTTTGACTTGGTGGCGGCCCACGGTAACTGCCACCGTTCCAGCCGCACCACGCGCCGCCAGGCATCCAGCCCGCAGACCACGGTAAAGTCCACCGAGCGGGCGAGGTCGATGCCGTAGACCACGGGCGGCTGGTCGCCCACCTCCCCGACCGCCTTCCGGATGGCGTCCAGGCCAAAGGGGTTGGCGCCATCGTCGGTCGGGATGCCCTCGAACTCCTGCTGGAAGATGTCGGGCGGCAACTCCTTCCGCGCCGCCTCGATCTCTTCCGGCGGGATGTACGGGTTCTCGAGCGTTGAGGCCCGGAAGCTCTGCCAGTCCGGGTCCTGCCCCGTGTCCCCCCGCGTAAACAACGTCACGAACCCGTGGCGTCGGCCCTTCGGGGTGCCCAAGAACAACGCCCGCCCGCCAAAGTCTACCAGCGTCGGCCGGATCGCCGCCTGCCAGACATCGAGCAGGTCCTTGGCAATGCCCGCCTCGTCGATGATGGCCAGCGCATATTTACGGCCACGGGCCGGGTCCTGCGTATCCAGCGTCCAGATCTCGATGACCCCGCCGGTCACCAACTCCATGCGCTTGTCCTGCTCGTTCTGCCGCGCCACGATGGGCTGGAGCCGCTGGCTCAGTTCCCGCCATGCCTCCAACGCCAGCTTGTAGCTCGGGGCAAACCAGCCCACCGGCTGTCCCTTCAGCGCCGCATCACAGGCCAGCCGAATCCCCAGCGCGGACTTGCCGTAGCGTCGGCCACACATGACCACCCGGAACCGGGCGGGATGCTCCGCCACCCGGCGCTGGCCCGGATGGAGCTTGTGGAGCTTGACGTGGACTTCCTGCGCTTTCGGCTTGGCGGCTGGCACAATCTCAGTGTTGGAGACAGCTACCGCTGTGGGGGTGCTGCGTTGCCCCACCCGCTCGGCAGCAAACTACCACCCATCCGCGGCCATCGTCAACAAGGACTTGAGCAGGCACGGAGCCTATTGCCGCAGTGTATAATCTACCCTTGCCACCCCCCATTTGTCAAGGGGTGATCCGGGATTTCTTCGGGGCGGAGGCACTAGAGACCATGGGACCATGGGACCATGTGCACACTCTTGGTACTTGGTACTTGGTACTTGGTACCTGTTCCCAGTTACTTAGTTACTAAATACTAGCGCAGTTATCGTTAGGGTGCATCCCCATGCACCCCCCCCTGCACCGGGATGCACCCCCCCCTCCCCTGTTCCTCGGTCGGGTCGGTCGGCAAAGCCTCCCTCCCCTCCCGCCGGGATCGCTTCGCTGACGCTCAGCGCCCCGGAGCGCTGACGGGGTTTGGGATATCCGCGCTGAAAGTTCGGTTTTCCTGCGCTGACTTGTACCACTCCCCTGCTTTTCCGCGCTTGGTCGCTTTTTCCTCAGCACATTCCGGCGCCGTCAACGTCTCCTTCGCGCTGGAATGGCGCTTTCGCGCAACAAAATAGGGTGAGGGCTACCCAGATAGCCCCCACCCCATTTCAGGCCCGCAGAATCGAAATCAGCGCTGTTAGGCGATTTCGTCGCGGTCTGGCGCTGGCAACGCCCGTATCGGCGCTTCCGCCGCCGCTTTCAGCACCGCGGTCACCGCCGCCTCCCGGAGCGCCTTGACATTCCGTACCGGCACCTCGTCCTCGATGACCTTGACTTGCAGCGTCTGCTGGCCTTCGTGCTGGACGGTCTGCTTCTCGCCGTACTCCGCTGGCGCTGACTTGGCGGCCGCCCACTTGAGCGTCTCGATCAGCACTCGGTCCATCGCCGTGGTCTGGGTCGTGCTCTCCCGCGCCACCCGGATCGCCTCCTCCGCCAACGCCGCGCCCAAAAGCGGCCGACAGCGCTGATACTCCGCGGTCCAGTCGGCGTCCTTGGCGATCCACTGCCGCACCGTCCCCGGGTTCAGCTTTAAGCGCCGGCAGGTATCCGCCACCGTGTGCCCGTTGGTCATCCCCTCGAACACCTGCGCCACAATCGCCGCCTGCTCGTCCCTCGGCTTCGACGCCGACCGCGGCTTCCGCGCCGCCTTGCCCTCGCCAGTCCCCTGTGTCATCGTGCGCTCCTTGAGTTGTACCAGTGCCACTCCTGCCCCAAGATACTGGCGACTTGTACCAAGCAACAGGGGTGGCTGAGGGGGTGAAGTCACACTCGCCGCCACGCACCGGGGACATACCCCCCCTGCCCCCCCCTCCACCCGGGTACCCCCCACCCCGAACAAACCCCGAAGCTGTGACAAATGTCACAGAACCTGGCCGCTGTGACCTATGTCACATTGTGACCTTGGTCACATTGTGACAAATGTCACAGAGCTACTGAACGCGCACGGGGGCGAGGGA